GAGTTTCCTGATAGGAGATTCCTGCATTTTAGAAAGCCGGGTAGATGGTTTCATGATATCGCCTCCGTTTAAATTTCTACATATGTATCACAGATATCATAACATAATCGGGTATAAAAACCTATACAATGAATGAATAAATTATTGGAAGTAATGAATAGATGAATTAAAGTCATAATGGGTCGGGAGGAAAGAAAAAATGCTTGAAATTTATATGGTTAGACACGGTGAAACGGCGTGGAATGTGGAGAAGAGGCTTCAAGGATGGTTGGACTCTCCGCTGACGGAGAAGGGAATATCCGCGGCAAAAAATTTGGGAGATGCTTTGCGGGACGTGCATTTTGATGCATTCTATTGTTCACCGAGCGGCCGGGCAGCACAGACGTTAAAAGTGGCATTTGATCATTTGACAGAAGAAGAGGTTTGTTACGATGAGCGCTTGATGGAGATCAATTTGGGAAATTGGCAAGGCAAAAATTTTGATGAAATCAGGGCACTGTATCCGGATGAATATGAAAAATACATGCTATCTCCAACGGCATTTGATCGACGGGACGGAGAAAATTATCAGGATGTTTATGATCGCGTCACGACCTTTTTAAAAGAAATGACTGAAAAGGAACAAGAAAAGGGAGATGGGCGTCGCATATTGATTGTGAGCCATGGGCTGACGCTTATGATTCTTCAACTGATTTTTGCCGAAGAACCGGTTTCTGCAATCGCCAATTACTCGGTGAGCAAAAATGCCACACACGTGATTTATCAATATGACGGAGAGCGTTACAAACGCATAGGGGATGCGGCGCCGACACAAGCGGCCTATGTGACTTTTTAGTGTATACAAAAGCCCGTTCAATTGCTATAATGAATGCAAATCCAGAAATATAACGGGGTGGAGGCATAAAAATGAAAATATTATCCAGTAAAAATTCGGCGATTTCCAGTTCCATGACATTGGCTATCACCGCTAAGGCAAAACAGCTTAAGCAACAGGGCGTTGATGTCGTCAGTTTTGGCGCGGGGGAACCCGATTTTAATACACCTGAAAATATCAGAACGGCGGCATGTGAACGCATCACTGCGGGTGGAATCGGATACACAGAGGCATCCGGACTTCCGGCGCTCAAAGCGGCCATTTGTGAAAAATTAAAAACGGACAACGGACTTGACTACAAACCGTCGCAAATCGTCGTTTCAACCGGTGCAAAACAATCGCTGTTCAATACGCTTCAAGCGCTTTGCAACCCCGGAGATGAAGTGATTTTGCCCTCTCCGTATTGGGTGAGTTATTATGAACTCATCAAATTGGCGGATGCCGTTCCTGTGATTGTGGAAACATCTGCCGGATCCGGATTCAAGCCGACAGCTGAAGACATTGAATCGGCCGTGTCTGAAAAGACAAAAGCCATTATATTAAACAGCCCGAATAATCCGACGGGTGCCGTATACGACAAAGCACTTCTCGAAGCAATCGGGGCAGTTGCCGAAAAACACGATTTATACATTCTTTCGGATGAAATTTATGAAAAACTCATTTACGGTGAAACGCATACAAGTATTGCATCGCTTTCACCTGATCTCTATGCGCGTACGATTGTTATCAACGGAATGAGTAAGGCTTATGCCATGACGGGATGGCGCATTGGGTACACGGCGTCAAGCGAGGCCATCGCAAAAATCATGGGCAATATTCAATCCCATGCGACATCAAATCCGAATACCATTGCGCAATATGCCAGTATTGAAGCATTGACTGGCCCACAGGATACGATTGAAGTTATGCGAAAGGCATTTGACGAAAGGCGTCTGGAAATGGTTAAACGCATTGAGGCGATACCGATGCTGGACTGCGTCGTTCCGAAAGGGGCCTTTTATGTGATGGTAGACATTTCAAAATGTATCGGCAAAACATTTGCAGGCAAAGTGATTTCAAACTCTATGGATTTTTCTGCCGCACTTCTTGATGACGAAAAAGTTGCGGTTATTCCGGGCATCGCCTTTAATGCAGATCGATATGTTCGACTTTCTTATGCGACAAGCATGGAAAACATCATTGAGGGGATCGACCGAATCGGTGCTTTTTGCTCAAAATTATAGATTTGTCTTTGCAAATGAGAATTGATATAATTGAAGAGGGAGGGCACTCCCTCTTTTTAATGCGAAAGACCAGTGAAAGACCAGCGAAAGAACAGGAGAAATAAATGTCAAATAGAGTTCCGATTTCGATTCAGTCTGTTGAGTCGATTCTCGAGGAAAACGATGTGAAAATCCGTGAAATCAAGGCTTCCGTGGATCAATATTTTGAAGAAACCGGATATCGAAAAAGAGCCTGCATCAAGACCTATGGCTGTCAGATGTACTAAGTAAGCATGATTATAAACGCAAGAAAAATGGCCATTCTCATGACCACTCAAATCTATTTTCAATTCCATTATTAAATTTTATGGCAGAAACTTTGCCGTCTTTAACTTCAATCTCTTCGATTATCGACTGGATGAACGCTTTTAAATACTCTGAATCAATACCCATCCACAAGTCTACAAAATCAATGTGATTTTGGTCTAACTCATTAATCAATATAAACTCTGAAGCTTGAGCAATTAACGATGATTCTTCATGCTTTAGAGGCTCAAGCTCAATCAATTTTTTATTTTCTGAAAGTGCGTCAATTTCATTGGCAAACTTTTGCTTTTTTAAAATATAATCCTTTTCAGACATGCCCTCATCGGAGAAAAGATATAGATCATCCAGTCTATCGATCGCACGTTTAAACTTTGTGATCTTAACATCGATTGATTTTAAAGACTCGGTACGCACCCAATTTTTAGATGTATCATTAGATAGTGCATATTGAATAGATTTCGTCGAAGGATTAATCACAACATCGCAGAGCGCTTTAAAACCGCTTGAAATTTTACAATTTATAAATTCATCCCCGTCGAGAAGCACAGAATCAAGAGGTTCATTTTGATTATGTGCTTTTAAAATATTGAGAATATAGTTAAACACAAAAGGGCCGAGTGTAACATCAGTAATGATCTTTGCGTCGCAGCCATGTCCATACGCGTCACTTTTACAGCGGTAACGGGATGGAATAAAACCGCTGGATCGTCTGGAATCTTTACTGGAATGAAATACCTCACCGCATTCGGCACAGCGAATGAGCCCTGAAAATATATGTGTGTGTTTCTTCTGCCGGAATTGGCTTGAATTTTTCTTGGCGTTTTTATCCATAATAGCATTGCACAAAGCCCACAACTTTTTGTCGATGATGGCCTCATGGTTATCGTCGACAATGATCCACTCAGAGGGGTCTTTCTTTTTACCGCGCCCACTTTTTCGATAATTATACCGGTACGTGCCTTTGTAAAAAGGATTGCGAATTATATCGACAACGCCTTTAGTTCCCCAGATGCCGCCGCGTTTTGTTGGTATGTGCATTTCAGACAGCATGCGTACAATTGCAGTAGTGGATTTTTCAGAAGCATAGGCGTTATAAATCATAGATATCGTTTGTGATTCATCAGGATCTACAACAGGGAACCCTTCGCTGGCAGACCATTGATAACCAAGCGGAACACCTGCGCCGTTCCACTGGCCTTTTTCGGCACGCGCAAGCATGATCGCTTTAACGCGTTCTGCGGTCATCTTGCGTTCGAGTTCTGCGAATATCAATATGATTTTGAGCATTGCTTCACCCATAGCAGATGAAGTATCGAATTGCTCATTTTTAGAAACAAAAGTGACTTCGAGTTCTTTGAGTTCCTCGTACATTTCAGCAAAATCAAGAAGATTTCGAGAAATACGATCGATTTTCCAGACGACAATATGAGAAAATTCACCGGCACGGCATCTGGAGATCATCTGTTGATATTCGGGCCGATCTGTATTTTTACCGGAGTAACCGGCATCTTGAAATACCTCGTAATCATTAATATTCAAAACATACTTAGAATAGTTTATAAGCTCTTTACGCTGAAATGGCAAAGAGTCCTTATCAATTTGATGATTTGTAGACACCCGGATATATAGTGCGGCTTTCATGGACCCTCCTAAAAAATAAAACCGCCATAAAATGACGGTTGGATAGAACGGCGAATCAAGAAAATAGCAATTGCTTTTTCTTTTCGTCAAATTCATCTTGGGTGATGATTCCGTCATCAAGAAGAGATTTGAGCGCTCTGATTTCGTCAGCAACAGAAACAAAGGAATTGTTACCGAGGGAAGACGGATCAGATACAGGAAGAGTCGGCTTTTCAAACTCTGTAACATACTTATAAAGTTTCAAGGCATCGGATAAATTGTCATATACGAAGCTGAATTTATTTTCTGCACCAACGGCTGCGGAAATTCCAAGGCCGAGTCCAACGCCGCCGGTAGGAGCTTGGGCGGTAAAAAATGTGACAGTACCGAAACTGTTGTGAGATTTAGGTTCTGTTAGAGAAAAGACTTGTATTTTTGAAATTGGAAATACTTCGCGAGAACGCTTTTTTTGAACAATAATATTGGGACCATGAGCGTGCAAAAAAGTATTACCGATACAAGCTAATGTTAAATCGAAAGAATCAAAATCACTGATGGAAGGGTCTTGCTCATATTTATCAATCATATTTAATTCGATCGCCAGCCTGTAAATATGTTTGCATGGCATTTGCCGAATAAAAAAATCTCTGCAAGTACAATGATTTAAAGATGTCTTATATAGCTTACGATCATCTTTAAAGGTAGCGGAATTTTGCTCGAAATCAATTGATACAGGTTCGCATTCGTCTGATTTGGATTCTTCAAATCTTTGTTTTTGTTTAGGCGTTAAATGGATTCGCTCTTCCCAGGTACTAAATTTCATATTGTGCTCCTTTGCGAGTTATATTTTTTCCATTACGCCAAGTGGCGAAAAATAGACAATGTAATTATCAAGAATTTTATATAAACCATACTTGTTATTGTAGTATTTTACAGCTTCGGATAAAAAAAATTCAGTTACTTCAAGAAAATCAGCAACCTCATACAAAGAACGGCAGCGATAATTATATGCGTCGATAAATTTGCTTAATGGTAGCAATTGTTCAAAAGCCCACGCGCGGCCTAAATTTTCTTGCTTGATAGATACAACGTCATATTTGTTATATATGTGGCCAAAAGTTTTGAAATGATGACCAAGTTCTTCGGCGAGCACGCATGATTCTTCGGCCCGTGTCATTTTATTTGAAAGATAGATCACGTTATCTATGTATAATCCTTTAAGTCCATTTGGCAAATTTGAATTTATGATCGTGATATTTTCTGAATTTACTATAGTATAAAGTTCATCCATTCTTTTTCCTTTCAGAGATTACAAATTTTATAAAAGACTCTACTTTTTCTATTTCTTCATCGGTTAAATCCGCGACATCAAAGTGCGCGGCAACAGTTTTAGGTGTCGCATCATAGTGCTCACCAGACTCACCAACCGCAGATACACTATTATCCGATTCGTCGGTCCATCCCATTAAATATGCAGGAGAAACACCATATATTTTGGCAAGACCTTCGATTTTATCGGAAGGAATATTGGAAATAACTCCAGATTCGTAACGCTGTAGAGTTTGACGAGAAAAATTTAATTTGCTACTAACTTCCTCGAGAGTTCTATTTTGTTCCAATCTCAATTCTTTCAACCTTTTTCCTAAAGTCATAACTTTCCCCCAATACGATTTTCTTAAAACAATTATAACATATTTAACGCAACGAGCAACAAAAAAGTAAAAATAGAATAGAAAAGTTTCTTGACAGGTGACAAAGATGTTGATACAATTGTGTTACTCAATAGGTAACAAAAGGAGGTGTGGATTTGATAAAAACAAATGAACTCAGAGGAAAAATAGTGGCAAAAGGATTAACACAAGGAGATGTCGCGAGAATGATTGGTATATCAAGAAAAACGTTCTCTGAAAAGATGAAAAAGGGAGTGTTTGGATCGGATGAAATATCTGTAATGATTAAAGAACTTGAAATTGAAAATCCGATGGAAATTTTTTTTGCAGATGTTGTCACTTAATGAGTGACAAATTTGGATTTAATAAGAGCGAAAGGAGTTTAAAGTGACGCATAAATTAATCTGCAACAACAGAAATGAATTTGTAAAGTGCCTTGAAGAATTGCCATACAACCTGATCGAGATGAAACTAGGGTCATTCGTTGTATCATTTGACTTTTATCCAGATAACGAAGCGACTGAGATCATCATTGAGCAAAAAACGTTTATAGAAGAAAATGTCGAGATTCCGGAGGTCAAATTTGAGGAAATGAACAAAGCTATACTTGACCATTACGGAGTCTCTAGGGAAAATATGATGCAATTTGGATTGTACACGATGAGAGAAAAAGCGATCCATGCATTAAGGTTTTTTCCACATTGGGCACTTAAAGAATTTTCAGAAAAAAAATTTCGGTTCACATTTTTTTATGACCCGAAATTTGTGAAAGCGCTTGAAGTTTTTGAAAGCTTATGAGGCAAAGTTCTATTTGATTTCCTTCATAGAAAAACCATCTGGGATTGACACAACTGATAAAAAATCAGATTGAGAGTCCAAAAATACACGGCAAACTAAAAATTCTCCTTCATCTATAAAATTTTTAGACATAAATGTAAAACGATCAATATAATCACAAAATTCAAATATAGATTCACGCAAACTTGAAGGGCATTTAATTTCAAAAATACGCATCAGTATATCTCCTCTCATAAAATTTGGCGTTGCCGCGCCATAGTTGGATTGTAACAAAATGGGAGATTTTGAGCAAGTTAAATCGAAAGGAGACAAAAATGGATGAGCAAAGAAAAGCGGCGATGTGGAAGCTTCTCAACAAATACGGCGTTTACACAGAAGAAGAATTGAGAGAAGCGCATAAAAATCTAAAGCCACTTGACATAGGGATTTTCACACTACCACCAAAGGGGAGCACCCCTAAAAAGGTAGGATAAACCAGAAAATGAGAAATAAAAGGAGGCCATATGAAAATTAAAATGATGTCAGATGGATGCGGAAAAGACCCGTCTTTGATTAGGTCGATTGATACGAATTTAAACGCAGACCAAGTTGAAGCAATCATTGATGCGGCAGAGACGGTCGGACCGTATAGCAAATCACAAGCAGAGATGCAAGAAATCATATCTCAAATGGGATTCTACTACGATAAGAGAGCGCGGTTCGTAAAGCTCAAAGAGGGGCATTGGATTCCACTCGATGAATTTCTTGAAGCGTCAAAAGAAACAATGAAAGCGAGGTAATGAAATGACAGACACACAGACAGCGTACCCATGCAGATTTTGCGGGCAGATCGTCGTATTAGAGGCTGAGACCTCGACGATGGATGGGGGGGTTGAGAATGCAACCATGCTCTGCAGCTGTAAAGAGGCAGCGGAGTACAAGAAAGAAAGAAAATACCAAGAACAGGCCGCAAGAAACCGAGAAAACTCACTTGCGCAAGCGCGCAACAGCATTGAATCACAATTCAAAGAACTTGCGGAGCCGGCACGGGATCATCTTTTTAAAACCGCAGTGCTCGTGTATGACGGTGACATCGGAAAGACAACAATACAACTCACTTACCGCACAAAAGCGGAGCTTAGCGGCTCTGAAAAAGACGGCAAACGGGTGTTATCTATCAAGAGGGAGGACAAAATTGTCAATATCGCAGAGGCATAATTTTAAAAAACGCTGCAAAAGACTCAAAAAAAGAGGCAGAGAGCTATCGCACATCTGCCTGGGGTGCAGCCATATGTTTGCAGTGACAGCGCCGGATGATGCGGACATCACATGCAAAAAATGTGGGGGAAAAATTGTACCGATGAGAAAGGCAATGGGCATAAAAAAGGACTGCTGATGTTACGAGCATCAGCAGTCTAATAAATACACAGCTTTGACGAGACTTGCGCCCCGTATTTATGTATTGATTATACATTTTTACACGCAAATTGTCAAGCTGAAAAGGCGGCGTTTATGCCGCTTTAGACCTTGCAATCGGTATTAAGATTAGACGCACATCCAATCCAAAAAAACAAAAATAGAGATGGGGAGGTATATGCACAGCTTTTATAGGCAAAAGACAATTTACTGCGGGAAAAACTACAGAGAGATAGACATATATCAGTACACGGCGATACAAAAAAAGACGGCAAAGGGGAGGCGAGCAAAAAAGAAAAAGATATCGCCTCCGAAGCAAAAAAACCTCAATGAGAAAAATGCCCGCAGGTTTTTCAGGCAAAAATTAAAAGCAAATTTTAAAGAGGGAGATTATCACGTCGTACTCACATATCAAAAAAAGAATCTCCCGAAATCAGAGGAAGAAGCAGAACGGAATATGAAAAACTTCCTCGCGCGGCTATCGCGGATCAGAAAGAAAAAAGGGCTACCGCCACTCAAGTACATGTATGTGACGGAATCTCCGCGAATGCATCATCATTTAGTAACAAATGGTGATGGCATAACGGGAGTTGAGATATGCGATCTTTGGAGGACACCCAAAAAAAGGGGCCAGAAAAAAGGAGAAATGATCGGAATCGCAAATGCGGACTATTTGTGGGAACTTGATGGCGGGCTTGATCCGCTAGGTGAGTACCTTATGAAAAATCCGAAAGGGAAAAAGAGATGGCACAGCTCAAAAAATCTTATAAACCCAGAATACAGGACGAATGATGAAAAATTCAGTCGTCACAAAATTGCGAGACTGGCAAATGAACCATTCGATCGGGAATTTTGGGAACGAGAATATCCGGGATGGACCATAACAAATGAAATGTATGGATACGAATCCGTATACAACGAGCTTACAGGATGGAGTATCTATCTGAAGCTCAGAAGAAAGGACACATCATGAGAGTGATTTGCACATATCAAGATCCAAAAGGTTCGCGATGTGGAAATCGATGTTGTAGGATATGCGATGAATTAAAGCAGTGCGACGTTAATTGCTTCTTTGTATCAAAAAATGAAAACGCAACAGTGGAAAAAGCGATTGAAAAATGCTCATGGGCGAAGGAGGCGGAATGAAATCAAATGAATTGCCGGTACCGTCGGAATCTGTAGAGCAACAATGCCTATTCAGATGGGCGATGTACAATACCGGAAAATACCCAGAACTTAACGGGATGTACCACATCCCGAATGGAGGAAAAAGAGGAAAAGCGGAAGCGGCACGATTTAAAACAGAAGGTGTCAAAAAAGGGATGCCGGATATTTGCTTGCCGGTTGCGAGGGGTGAACATCACGCACTTTACATCGAAATGAAGAGAAGAAAAGGCGGACAACTATCGCAAGAGCAAAAAGAAAAAATAGCGTGGCTGATAGAAAATGGGAACCGCGTTGAAGTCTGCAAGGGATGGGAAGCGGCCGTAGAAGTTATAAAGGGGTATTTGGCGCTGCCGAGTTTAAAAAAGGGGGATGACGATGAGTAATTTATTATCTGAGACGATGATGTTTAAACTAATAATCGAATCGATTGGAAAAGGCAGAAAAAATGCGGTAAGCAGAATTGAACTTATGAACAGAACCGGAATGCCGGATAGAAAGAACAGAAGAATCATAGAAGCGCTGCAAAACAAAGGTGTGCCAATCGTAAATATGCAGGACGGTAGAGGCTATTTCATAGCGGAAACGCTAGAGGAAGTAACGCACTATATAAACCAAGAAAGAGCTAGAGCGATGAAAATCATCAAAAAAGCAAATTCAATGCGGGCGTGGTTCAGGGAGGGGGGCAAACAATGACAAAAAAAGCGAACTTACTCATAAACATAGCGGCAGTAGTCCTGATTGTAATCATGATACTTGCTATCAAAGCGCAAATGGAGCGTTTAGAGGATGCGGCGCGCCAGAATGAAGAGATACAAGTAAGAATTGAGGAATTACAAGTAGATGTAAAAGCCTTAAATGCAAAGTCGATCGAGATCAAGGGTTACTATACAGATCTTAAAAAACAGCCTTGGTGGGAGTTTTATAGGGAAAATGCAGATTGGGTTAAAGAACAGGAGTGGTGATTTATGATTATTAAAAGCATTGAGACGTGCGGAAAACGTTACAAAACAATATATGCTGATCCGCCTTGGCCTGAACGCGGGGGGGGCAAGATAAAACGTGGTGCAGATAGGCATTATAGTCTTATGAGCATTAAAGACATTAAAGCGCTTCCGGTTGGACTGCTAGCAGAAGAAAACTGTCATTTGTATCTTTGGGCAACAAATAATCATCTTAAAAGCGCTTTTGAAGTTATGGAAGCGTGGGGATTTACGTATAAAACGATGATTACTTGGGCTAAAGATAGGCAGGGACTTGGCCAATATTTCAGAGGCATGACGGAACATTGCTTGTTCGGAGTAAAAGGAGTGCTGCCATATAAAACCGAGAACGGTAAACGACAACAAGGCAAAACGGTTATTATCGCTCCTAGAGGTCGACATAGCCAAAAACCTCACGAAATGCGAACCATGATTGAAACTGTAAGTTATTCAGACAGAATTGAATTATTTGCTAGAGAACAATTTTGTGGGTGGGATTCATGGGGAAATGAGATAGAACAGGAGGAATGAGAATGAATAATGTATTTTTAAAAATTGAAGGCACATATATTTGCCCTAAATGCGGGAAAACTTATGATTTGAAAGAAGAATTTTCTGGTGACCTTGGTCTTTTTGATAGCGGAAGTACAATTGAATGCGAATGTGGAGTTGATTTTGTACTGTCTGTTGATCTTGATGAATGGGATTTAGAAAGCGAGGAACTATGAAATTATTTAGATTGGATGAATATTCTGTGTATTTTGCAAACGATCTTATGGAATTTTTGAACTGGTATCACGAGAATATTAACACCTTAGAAGATGTCGAGGAACTTTCGGAATTAGAAGAGGTAAGTTTAGATGATGTAGTGTGGTATGCAGGCAACATTACACATGAAGATATTTTAAGATTAGACGACTACGACGAGGTATGTTCGGGAGGAGCTGGAGATTTACAAAGACGTTACGGAGAAATCTATAAGCTTCAAACTTACAGAGAAGTTTTAAAAGACGCGAAAACAACACACCCTTTTGAAATATCGTGCACGGAATGGTGAAGTGAAAAAATGGGATTAAAACCAAACGAATTGAAAAAAGACGTTTTTACAAATAACGATGGATGTGATCCTAATTTTTTCGTACGGATTGAACATTTGCCAAGCGGAATTGTCGTAACGAAACATAATTCAATATGGTCTACGGTTGCACAAGCGGAAGCACTTGAAGAACTCGACATGCTTGTGCAGTTGTGGAGCAAAGAAAGCGAGGAATGAACATGAGTAGCTATTGTTGGAGTTTTTACGAAGATGAATGGTTTTCTTCGAAAAACGAAGAAAGTGTTGAGAGTTGCATTGAAGAAGCGCGAAGATGCGCTAATGACAATTCGGTTGTGTACGTCGCTAAAGTGGAACGTTATATTCCAAATTTAGACGGAGAATCAATTAAAACAATTTTGTTTAGCGATTCATACCCAGCTTATGAAGACGTAGCGGAAGATTGGCTGTCTGAAATAGATGATGAAGAACTCGAAAAATATTTAACTAATGCTCTTTGTGTATGGCTAAAATCTAAAAATTTGATGCCAAAATTCGGGGAACTTAAAGATTTTAAATGCTACGATCTCAAAACTGGAAAACTTGTTGAAAGTGAGGAATAAGTATGGATTACAAAAATGTTGAGCATATTTTGAATCATATAGACCAGAAAAACGATAATGCGAGTAACACGGGATTCCGATCAGTGGCCACTAACACCAGGCGATATTCAGCGGCAAATAACACAGGAGACTATTCGGTAGCTATTAACACAGGAGACTATTCAGCAGCCACTAATACAGGAGAGTATTCAGTAGCCACTAACACAGGAGACGTTTCAGCAGCCACTAATACAGGAGACTATTCGGTAGCTATTAATACAGGAGAGTGTTCTGCGGCAGCCGTAACAGGAAAAGAAAGTATTGCAATTGCTACCGGGGGAGAAAGTAGGGCTAAAGGGTATGCGGGTTGTTGGTTGGTATTGGCAGAGTGGGAGAAAAACGATAATTCAGACTGGTATATCAAAGAAGTTAAGTCAATATTAGTTGATGGTGATACCGTAAAACCCGATACGTTTTACACATTAAAAAACGGGGAAGTTGTACAGGTGAGCGAATGAAACTCATAAAAGTAAAAGATGGAGACGTATCAAGATATTCTGAATTTTTTAGAGGGATACAGATTGTAACGGCAGATAAGCAACCTTTCCAAGAAAGTGTTGTCGTATATGGATGCATAGAGGGGCAAGAAAAACAGTTTTACGAAGCCGTTTTAAATCTTGACGAATATGAATCTGTACATGGATTTGAAACAATTAAAGATGTAGAAAGGTTTTGGGCAGATGGCGATATGACCCTGTGTCTTCCTGCGGAAGACTTTGAAGACATTGAAGAAAAAAGCGAGGCTGCCAATGAAACAGATTAATTTTTTCGAAGAGATCATAGTCGACAATTTCGCGGGCGGTGGTGGCGCGTCGACGGGGATTGAACTTGCAACTGGACGCCCTGTAAACATCGCGATCAATCACGATGAAAACGCTATAGCGCTGCACAAAGCGAATCATCCGTATACAGAGCACTTCTGCGAATCGGTATGGGACGTAAAACCGCGTGAAGTATGTAGGGGTAGAAAAGTTGCACTGGCATGGTTTTCACCAGATTGCACCCATTTTTCAAAAGCAAAAGGGAAAAAGCCAGTAAGAAAAGACATTAGAGGACTAGCGTGGGTAGCGCTACGCTGGGCGGCGACGGTAAAGCCACGTGTAATAATGCTGGAAAACGTCGAAGAATTTAAAACGTGGGGACCGCTAATAAAAGACGAATTTGGACAAGAGTTTCCCGATCCAAAACGAAAAGGGGAAACATTTGAATCTTTTAAACGTCAGCTGACGGCGATTGGATACAAAGTCGATTACAGAGAATTACGTGCGTGCGATTACGGAGCTCCGACAATCAGAAAACGATTCTTTTTAATCGCTAGAAGTGACGGAGAGAAAATCGTTTGGCCAGAACCAACGCATGGAGATCCGGAAAGCGACGAGGTAAAATCGGGGAAACTAAAACCTTATCGCACCGCATCGGAATGTATAGATTGGTCAATCCCGTGCCCGTCAATATTCGACACAGCGGAAGAAATCAAAGAAAAATTCGGAATTAGAGCAGTGCGGCCGCTTGCAGAAAACACAATGAAAAGGATTGCACGCGGCATCCAAAAATTCATCGTTGAAAATCCAGAGCCGTTTATAGTCCGGGTGAACCACAGCGTCACCGCGCCAACGCTGATACAGTACCATTCGGAGCAGGCGCATGACTCTGTAAGAGGGCAAAATATTGAAAACCCAATATTAACTATAGACGGGAGTCCGAGGTATGCCCTTGTGAGTGCATTTGTATCAAAATATTTTTCGGGTGGATACAAAGGCGTAGGATCAAAAGTTTCGGACCCGCTCGGAACTGTGACGAGCATTGACCACAACGCTATTGTTACAGCATTCATAAGCCGTCAATTTGGTACATCTACCGGACACAAAATGGATGAGCCGAGCGCGACGCTTACGGCGGTGAACAAGTCAAACTTAGCAAAAGTGTTTTTAATAAAATACTATGGCCAAGGCACGGGGCAAAAGGTAGACGAGCCTTTGGGGACAGTGGTATCGCGAGACAGGTTCGGAATCGTAACTGTAAAGGGCGAAGAGTATCAGATCGTTGACATCGGGATGAGAATGCTAGAGCCGAAAGAGCTTTATAGAGCTCAAGGATTTCCAGAAGACTACATCATAGATTTTGATGTAGACGGAAAACAATACTCAAAAGCTGAAAAAGTAAAGCGTGTAGGCAACTCTGTGCCGCCTGCATTTGCCGAAGCACTTACAAGGGCAAATTTGCCTGAATTGTGTGAGGGCGAAATCAAAACGATGGAAGAACTCAAAAGAAGGATTACGGGGTGACTAAAATGAGATATGGAGATGTGTTGGAAGGTCAAAAATTTAAAGTTAAAGGATGGAAATTTGATTTTAAAAAAATAGACGGGATGCCTCATTTTATTGCGAGTGACGGAGAATATTATCCAAGTTATCACTCTGTTTCTTGGTTTTTTTCAAAAGATATTGAAGCGGGTCCCCCATACTGCGATGACGGAGAGCAATCAAGTATCACTGTAAGAGGAGTAGAGGCCACGTCTCCCAAAGATTACAAAAGGGTAGATATGCTTGTGCAAAGGGATGTTAGCACAAAAGTGGATACGATCCTGATTTTAAGTACCGATTCAAAAATTGCGTACATGGTGCCATCGGATGTCGTCAGGAAATTACTGGAGGGATGAATATGAAAAGACAAATCGGAAGACGGACGAAGAGCGCTGGGTATTTTAATGTACTGAGTAAAAGTATAACAGATGATGAAGTTGAAAAGTACCTTAAACAATCAATACAGCACCGGAAAGACGATGACGCAAAACGTATGAAAAAAGGCGTTAAGTTAGCGCGATAAAATCAAACGAGAAGGAGGATGCCTTGGAAAATAAAAATCATGAAAACAAACGCGCCATACTTGATTTTATTATTAAGTACGACGGAGAACACGGAAAAGCACCTGAGCTGTGGGAGATTGAAAAAGCAACAGGCGTCAGAGCGACGAGCATAATGAGAATTTTAAACAAAGCTAATATGCTTATTTATCCGGATGAGTCGCTCACTTTGAGAGAAAAAGCATTTGTTGAAAAATACAACGGAGCATTAAGCGCACGTCAAAATAGCAAAGAAATGGGAATCAGCTACGGGTCTTATGTATCAACATTAGATCGGTTGAGAAAAAAAGGTTTCATTTCAAAAAATGAAATCAAGACACAAAAATGTGAGGAATCAAAACCTATCTATTTAAAAGTATTCAAAGGACCGTTTAGAGGAATGAGAGGATACACGACAGAGGATATGCGCAGAAACTTAATAAAATGCACGCTGTATGATGACGCGAGCACAGAGCCGGTTGAAGAACTGATTTATAAAAATCAAATTGAAAGGATAGGTGTGTGAATGCCAAATAAAAAAACGCTTTACATCGCGGGGAAAATCACGGGTGATCCGAATTATAAAGAAAAGTTTAAATACTGGGAAATCACAATGAAAAAAAGGGGATACAACGTAGTTAACCCAGCGTGGTTGCCGGAGGAAGGATTCACGTGGGAACAATACATTGCAATGTCGTCTGCAATGCTTCGGGAATGTGAGGCGATCTTATTTTTAGAGGACTGGAAAGACAGCAGAGGCGCAAAGATCGAACACGAACTTGCAAAGAAAATGGGGAAAGAACTCTTGTTTGAAATGGAACTAAAAGTTGGGGAAATCGAGAAAACAAGGACTTTGTACAACTGGAATAAAGTGTCTAGCGAATATAATTGGGTTGCTGTCGACAAAGACGGAGAGATTTGCGTTTATTCAAAAAAACCTAAAAAAAGTGGTGTGACATGGTTTTCTGATGCGAAATGGGAAATCGTTAGCAAAGTGTCAGGGGTTTTAAACATCGACTGGGAAAATTCATTAGAAGAACGCCCGCAGCCCACTCAAGAAGAACTTGACAGGAAGTTTTTTGAGGAGTTGAACGAGAGGGCACAAAAAGAGGATATTCTGGTGTGGGTTAAAGATTGGAATGGCAATTGGCGTTTGAGACATTTAGATAAAATTAACACAGAGTTTGAATCGCGTAAGTTCAAATGTTTTGACGGCGGAAGAACGAGAATTATCGCCGAAGCTGACGGCGGTTCTGCTACTTCTTGGAATGAAATAGTTGTACATTCAGAAGGAATAAACCCAAACAAAAGCCTAAAGGGGGTGAAGGTGTATGAATAGTGTCATATTGATTGGACGCCTTGCACGCGATCCCGAACTTAGATTTGTTCCGGGAAGTGGAATGGCAGTGGCAAATTTCACAATGGCGATCGATAAAGGCTTGACACGGGAAAAGAAGCAAGAGTTCGAAAGCCAAGGCAGACCAACGGCAGATTTTATACGAATTGTCGTTTGGGGAAAGCGAGCTGAAAACTGTTCACTGTATCTTTCGAAAGGTAAAATGGTCGCTGTTAGAGGCTCAATTCAAACGGGATCATACAAGAGTAATTCGGGAGAGACACATTATACGACTGAAGTGCTTGCGAATCACGTTGAATTTATCGAACGCGGAGAAAAGAAGAAAGAAGATCAAATGTTTGAAAGTACAAATTTTGAGGATTATCCAGACATGGATGACGATGATGTTCCATTTTGATTATTTAAAGCAGAGACCATTAGAGGAGGCTGAATGGAATTTATTGAAGAGTACAGACGGCTTACAAATGATATTGAGGCAACACAGTCATACATCGCCTCATTGGAAAGAAAACTCAATAAGCTAATCAGTACTTATGCGCCACGCGATTTAAAGGCGGTATCGTTTGAGATCGGAAAAGCAAGAACAAATAAAGAACTACCAGACGTATTTGAACTCGCCGATGAGATCAATAGAGTGAAAACAGAAATCAAATCGGAGAGAGAAGAACTCCATGCGTTGACAGGTCAAAGAAAAAGACTTGAAGACTGTGTGTCAAGTGCAGATCGGACGCATATAAAGGTTGTCATGCTAAAAATCAAGGGTATGCCAATATCTCAAATTATGTACATGACGGGATATTCAGAGCGTCAAGTATATCGCATTCTATCGGACACACAAAAGACGGCAGTAAATGGCAGTGATTCCGTCGTATAATACAAATAACCGATAGTGTATCGGCAACGGGTATACCCGGTTTGCCAGCAAAAGAGATCGCATATGACAAAGGCGATCTCTTTTGTTTGCAAAGAATCGAAAATAAAAAAGGTACTGTGACAAAGTAATATAAAGGCCTGCGGGTGCTACGGCCCCAAATCACGCCTAGTTAGTGAAAATTTTTTTGAAACCACTTTAATTGATTTTTTGATGAAAAACAAGCAAAAAGGCAATAATTGAAGAACTGTATAAAACTTACAGAATAAAGAAAAATCAATAGATTGAAAGGGGAGAGCACATTTGTCGGAAGCTGAAAAAGTCATTGTAGAAAATGACGCAATTTATGTAAAAAAATCAGGTTACCCACTTTACATAAAAACGGCAGACATTTGTGCGATGACAGGAAAAAGTAATCAATGGATTGGTCAACTCGTCAGCAAGGGGACCCTCACAAAGCATCGAACAAAACACGGGATGATGTTTGAAGCGAAAGAAACAATAATGGCCTATTGCAATATGATCGAAGAGCGGACAAAAGAAGAAAATTTCGAAATATCCGAATCGGAAATTGAAAAAGCAGAAGCGGAAGCTAGAATAAAAAAATCAAAAGCGATCATAGCTGAGATGGAAGCAGAAGAAGTCCAGGGGAAAATGCACAGGTCGGAAGACGTTGCGAAAATGACAGAAGACCTGATTTACGCAGTTAGAGGAATGATGATTGCGTTGCCGGGTCGTCTTGCTGTCGATGTAAAAAACGCAGAAACAGCGGCAGAAGCCGCAGAACTCATAAAAGCAGAAGTGTTTAAAATCATGGAGGAACTGTCGCAATACAAATACGACTCTAAGAAATACGAAGAGCGCGTACGAGAACGGCGGCGATGGGATGCATTAGACACAAATCCAGATGACGAAAGTTGAAGAAACAAAATTAAATGCAGCAATCGCAAAAGTAATTGCTGCAATAAAGCCACCTGAAAATTTAACGGTCACAGAGTGGGCAGATAAAAAAAGGCGGCTATCACCGGAAGCAAGTGCAGAACCGGGGCCGTGGCGGACATATAGAACGCCCTACCTCCAAGGGCCGATGGATGCGTTTACGGATGCAAAAGTAAAAAGAATAGTGATGGTCTCGTCGTCGCAAGTTGGGAAAAGTGAACTTTTGAATAATATCATTGGATACATTGTCGATCAGGACCCGGGGAGCATTCTTTTTATTCATCCAAAAGTAACAGAGGCAAAAGAATATTCAAAACTTAGAATTGCGCCAATGATCCGAGATTCAAAATCACTTAACGAAAAAGTATCAGACCCTAAAAGTAGAGACAGTGGCAATACGATTCTTCAAAAAAATTATCCGGGTGGAATACTCACGCTTTGCGGTTCAATGGAAGCAAGTGCCCTCGCTTCGAAACCAATCAGATATATATTAGGCGATGAGCGCGACAGATGGGCAGCGTCGGCAGGTAAAGAAGGCGATCCTTGGAAACTTGCAACTGCGCGTCAAATGACGTTTTACAATTCGAAAGCCGTAGAAGTTTCAACGCCGACGATCAAAGGTGCTTCGGCGATTGAGAAATCATTTATTGAAGGCACAATGGAACGCTGGTGCACGAGGTGTCCGCATTGTGGAGAATACCACAACATTAAATTCGAGCAAATCAGATACGAATATGATGAAAAAATAGTGGCAGGAAAAAAGACTTACACAGTTACAAACGTTTGGTATATTTGCCGGGAATGCGGGAGCATATCAACTGAAAAAGAAATGAAGCGGGAGCCGTCGAAGTGGATCGCAGAAAATCCAGATGCTTATAAAAAAGGTGTACGCTCATTTTGGCTTAATGCTTTTGTGAGTCCGTGGCAAACATGGGAAGCAATCATAACAGAGTATTTAGAGGCACTGGGCGATAGCGCAAAACTACAAGTTGTTTATAATACGAGATTTGGCGAACTCTGGGAAGATAGAGGCGACATTGAAGATGAAGACAGCTTGTTGAAACGCCGTGAAGATTATGGAGAACGTGAAGATGGAACTCAGATAGAGCTACCTGATGGGGTGCTCGTGCTCACATGTGGAGTTGACACGCAGGATGATCGACTGGAATATGAAGTAATTGGCCACGGGCACTTTGGTGAAACGTGGGGAATCCGAAAAGGAATCATCATGGGAAGACCTGACGAAGATTTGACGTGGCAAAGACTTGATGATGCAATCGACAAAATATATAAATTTGAAGATGAACTGGGGCTAAAAATATCAATGACCTTTATCGATGAAGGTGGACACTTTACGCAAGATGTTAGGCAGCGTTGCAACGCGCGTATAGGAAAAAAGGTATTTGCAATCAAAGGGTCATCGAGTGCGGATGTACCGTATACAGCACCTCCTAAGAAACAAAAGATTTTGGACAAACAAAAGAAGCATATAGGTACATGCTGGCAATATCAACTTGGTGTAAGTGCAGGAAAACAGATCATAATGGACAGTTTAAAGGTAAAGGTACCTGGATCGAAATACTGTCATTTTCCGAAACGCGAAGATTACGGAGCGGCCTATTTCAAAGGATTGCTATCGGAAAGACTTGTCTATATAGCAGAAAAAAAGAACCCGTGGCAGTGGGAGAAAATACCGGGTCACGAACGAAACGAAGCGCTTGACTGTAGGAACTATGCACTTGCAGCATTTAAAGCATTGCCAGCAAATCTCGACGCGATTGAAAAGAGACTTCTCGCGGCAAGAAATAAAAAAGCCGGGAAGCCTGTGGAAATTCAGCCAAAGACGGAACGATCAAAAAAGAAAACGCGCAAAAAAGTAATGCCGAACAAAGCGGTTGGAAATAGAGAAGATTGGTAGGTGGTAAAGTGGCAGATTTAACCGAATTAAAAGAACGCCTTGAATTTTGGAAAACGGCATTGTCGAAAAAAAGAGAGGCATATTTAGCATTAGTGGATGGTGGAGTAAAAAGCTACACCATTGATGACAGAGAAATTACGAAATTTGACCTCAATACACTCGCAAACGAAATTGAACATGCAGAGAAAAAGGTTGATGAACTCACGAAATTAACGCAAGGAAAGAGGCCGAGAAAAGCATTCTCAATCGTGCCTCGAAATTGGTAACAGGAACAAAGCCTTAGAGCTTTTTCCAAAAGGCCGAAAGGCGGGCTTTACTCCTTTCACCGCTTTTCGGCCTATATATACATAAACCGTAGGAGGATTTATGAGCAACAGAAGAAGAACTGCCACAAGGGGCGGAATACAAGCAAAAGGATATAGCGATGCAGGTGCAAGCAGAACGAAACGGGCGCTGAAAGGATTTAATGCAAACAGTGGATCGCCTAGAGAAGATATAGACTGGAATCAATATACACTCAGGCAGCGCGGGAGAGCACTCTACATGTCTGCGCCGATGGCGACATCTGCAATTAACATAAACAGAACGAAAATCATAGGAAAAGGGCTTTCTTTGAAAAGCACAATCAATCGTGAAATTTTAGGGATGTCTCCTGAAGCTGCAAAGAAATGGCAACGCAAAACAGAAGCAGAATTTAACCTGTGGGCAAGCAAGAAAGAAAATTGCGATGCAACAGGAATGAACAACTTTAAAGCTATGCAACAATTGGTGGTTATGTCGTGGCTAATAAGTGGTGACGTCATGGCGGTTGTAAAGCGATATGACAAAAGAGTTAATAACCCATATTCTTTGAGATTGCATTTGATCGAAGCGGACAGAGTGGCAACGCCGTCAGATACAATTTCGGCATACTCGCCGATGCGCACAGACGGAAAGAATAAAACCACCGGAAATAAAATATTTGACGGGATAGAAGTGGATGCTAACGGGATGGTCGTTGCTTATCACATCAGAAGCACCTATCCAAATCAGATCACTTTTGAAAAAACCGATTGGACGCGTGTAGAGGCGTATGGGAAAAAATCAGGACTCCCAAATATTCTGCACGTAATGGATAGCGAGCGGTGCGATCAGTACAGAGGAATAACCTATCTCGCTCAGGTGATCGAGCCGCTCTTGCAACTCAGAAGATATACAGAAAGTGAATTGATGGGTGCGCTTATACAATCTTTTTTCACAGCATGGATTACGACAAGTAGAGCGGATACAGGGGATATACCAATTAATGAAACGGGATCGGGAGATATATACGGTATACCGGGAGATGAACCTGAGAATATCTCACAAAGCGAAAACGAATATGAGATGGGAGCTGGAACGGTATTGCATCTTGAGGATGGAGAAGATGTAAAATTCGGAAATCCAAATATACCGACGACGGCATTTGAAAACTTTGTAAAAACTACAGCACAATTAGTGGGATCGGCGCTAGAAATACCGAGAGATGTATTGGTAAAAGAATTTAACGCATCTTATTCGGCATCAAGAGCCGCTTTACTAGAATTATGGGAAGCAATCAAACGAAGAAGAGACATTGTTGAAAATGGCTTTTGCCAACCTACTTATGAAATTTGGCTCACTGAAGCGGTAGCGCTTGGAAGAATAAAAGCACCTGGTTTCTTCACAGATCCAATGATCCGAAGCGCGTGGTGCGGTGCCCAGTGGATAGGACCGGTACCAGGGCAACTTGATCCGGTTAAAGACGGAAAAGCGGCCATCATGGCGGTGGACCGTGGATTTAAAACGCACGAGCAAGTGACGCGCGAACAAGGAGGCGGAGACTGGGAAGCAAATGTAGAACAGCTCGCGCTTGAAAATGAGAAACTCAAAAACGCAGGTGGAGGAACGTATATGGCTGTCTTAGCAGACGAAGGAGGCGGAACAAGTGGGAATGATTAAAAAAAGTAAAGACGTAAATATAAAGAGGGCGTCTTACACAATGAGCATGAACGCGGAAAGTCAAGAAGCGGTAATTATATTCTATGGAACAATTTTGGAGTCGAGGCCGATTGATTATTGGACGGGCGAAGAAATCAAAGGGAATTTTATTACGCTCGATGAGTTTTTAGAGGATTTAAAGACAATTGAATCTGCTCAAAAACTGGTCATGCGCATCAACAGCTTGGGTGGAGATTCAAATGTTTCGACGGTGATTCATAACCGATTGAAGAGCACTCAAGCTTATAAAACCGCGATTATAGACGGAGCAGCAATGTCTGGCGGAACACATATAGCTTGTGCAGCTGACGAGGTATGGGTTTATGCATCAAGTCAGTACATGATCCATGAATGCTGGACGTATTTATGGGGAGCCTATAATGCGAGCGAACTTCGAAGCGAACTGAAAGGCTTTGATGCAACAGACAAAGCGCAAGTCGAAATCTATAAAAAAAGAACGGGAAAATCGGAAGAAGAATTACTTGAAATGATGCAAGGCCCCGCATTTTTAGTCGGTCAAGAAATTGTAGATGCGGGATTTGCAGACAAACTTATAGACGATGATAATCAAGACATTGTATTTCAGGCAAGCGAAGTCAATCATGCGATGTTCGTAAATGGAATTCCAATGCCAATGTCGATGCAAGCATTTGCAAAGATGACAAAAGCAACGGGCATGACGAACGCCGCATTTATGGCGGGCGATAAAAATAAAAACGAACCGGGACAATCCGGTAAAGAGGAGGGTGCCATAATGGCAAAAAATCTTGAAGAACTTCGCGTGGAGAATCCTGATCTCGCGGAACAACTGGTGAAAGAAGCGAAAGCAGAGGCAAAAGAAATGCAGGCAAGCGCTGTGGAATCGGAAAGGACGCGAATTTCACAAATCGACGCAATCGCAGCGATGTACGACGATGAAGCCGTCGAAGAAGCAAAGTATGGGAAAACAGCTTGCTCGGCGCAGGAATTTGCCTACAGAGAAGCGCAGAAAGCGTCAAAAGCAGGAAACGGCGCTTTGGGGGACTTGATGGAAGATTTTAAAGCGTCGGGGGCAAAAGATGTTCCGGCGGCAGAGACTCCTGAAGAGCCGATCGGTGAAATGACGGGAGAACAAAAAATCAAAGCGGGAAGAGCCGCAGTGAAAAAAGTGCAAGAAAAAAATGAGTGAGGAGGTAAGGGATGAGTGATCTTTATAGGACAGTTGGAACAATGGAATATGACAATCTCTTAGCGGGATTGACACCGGCACCGCTTGTCCAGTCTGGAACAATCAGACTGCTTGCGGAAGAAACGGCGTATGCGCGTGGGACGGTGCTTGCGAAATCAAATGTTGACAACAAACTTGTCATCTTAGGTACAGCCGCTGATGCAGAAGAAGAACTGACGGCGGATTGTGTTTTGTGTGAGGATACTGTAGTAGGAACGGATGCAGATGTATTTGTAGCTGTTTATGCAATGGGGAACTTAAACGAGGATGCCTTGACGGTAGCGGACGGTTACACGATGACTGAAGCTGATTCGGATGAACTTCGAAAAAAAGGCATCTATCTTAAAACAATGTTTGAATAAGGGGGAAAACATGGCTTACAACTTAAATGTGTTTGACACATATTACATGCTTGGAATGATGATGGAAATTGTGCCTGTGCAGACTTTTTTTAGAGATCGGTATTTTCCGACGGATGACAGTCTGGATATCTTCGCGGCAGACAAAGTGCTGATTGAATACAAAGAAGGCGACAGAAGAATGGCGCCATTTGTAGTTGCGCGTGCCGGTGATATTCCGATTGCACGCGGCGGTTACGAAATGGATGAGATTGCGCCATCAAGCATTTTGCCGTCAAGAGCATTGACGATTGACGATTTGAAAAAACGAGGATTTGGAGAGGCGATTTTAGCGAACAAAACCGCAGAAGAACGAGCGGTAGCCCTGCAAACAAAAGACCTTAAAGACCTCGACGCGAGAATCACAAGGCGAGAAGAATGGATGTGCGCTCAGACGATGATTAACAATGGGTGTACAATCACCGAATATTTGGACAGCAAAACCGTCGGACAAACAAGAGACGTCTATTATTACGACACTTCGGGAAGCAATCCAGCACTCTATACGGTGGGGGCAGAATGGGATAATGCGGGTGATTTTATGGGAGACGTCGGAGCAATGTGCGAATCTCTTGAAGAACGTGGGCTTCCAGCAACAGACCTCGTAGTAGGATCGGACGTGGGAAAATTCATCCTGTCAAATGAAACGTTGCAAAAGCTTCTCGACAACAGACGAATGGAATACGGAACGATCGCGCCGAAAAACTTAACGCCGGGTGTTTCGTGGCTTGGAAAACTGAATTTTTCGGGTTTTGAACTCGATGTATTTTCAGTTCGAGAAACGTACGTTGACGAAAGCGGCGTAACACAGCGATACTTCCCAGCAAAAAGCGCAATGGTAACAGCACCGGGGTGTGGAAGGCTAATGTACGCACACATTGACCAAATGGAAGCGGACGAACAAATTCATACTTTCACCGGAAAAAGAATTCCGAAGTATGTCCCTCTTAGAGAGGCGGACATGCGAAAATTGAGACTTGGATCAAGACCGCTTGCGGCGCCAAACCAAAAAGCACCATGGATGTACGCCCCAAATGTAGTCCTTTAATTAAATCTGAAAGGAGAATGAGTTGAAAATTAAAATCATAAACGGAACATATGGTCACAAATCGGGAAAGTATGTCGAACGCAAGACTGTGAATGACGAACCATTTGAAGTTGATGACGAAAAAGGCAAAAAACTCATTTCGAAGAAAATTGCTGTAGAAGTTGTTGAAGACGCAGACTATGAAATTGTTGAGGGCGAACAGCTAGACGCAACAAAAGCGCAGGTGGAAACTGGTAGCAAAAAAGAAACAGACGATGAAATTGAAATTCCTGAATACAGCGAAAAAACGACAAAAACCGAATTGAAAGAAATCATGGAAAAATTCGAAATCGAGGTTAAAGACACGATGAAGAAAGAAGACATGATCGCAGCGCTGGATGAATTTTTTTCGGAAGAAGATGGTGAGGAACCACCAGAGCTCGGGGCTGAGGATGTTGTCGAATGAGTTTCAAAGACATGGTGAAAGAGGACAACAAATCTGTTTTTTTAAATACGTCTGAAATGGCAGAACTGCATACTGTTGAATATGACGGAACAACTTATGAAGATGTGTCGATTGTGATGTCAGGGATTAAAGAAAAAGACAGAAAACAATCTGTATCCGATCATGTCAAAGGCCTTTATCTCGTAACGACGGTGGCACATTTTTCAAAAGAAGATTTAAAGGATGTTGTACCCGAAAAAGGGATGCGCATAAAAATCAGCGATGATGATTATATGCGCCTTTTTTATGTCGCGTCATCGACTTGTAAAATGGGAATGGTGCGCTTAGAACTCGAGGCGGTGGACGAATGAGGCAAAACTCAAACGGGAATGCAATCACAATAGACGTTGCGAGTGAAAGTTTTAATCGTGCTGAAAAATTGTTGGCAGGAATAAAAGGAGGCGCAAGGGTAGCTGTTAGCAACGCGCTGGAAAGAGCGGGAACATCGGGAAGGGCGTATGCAGCGAAAGCAATATCGGAGGAATACACCTTATCGCAAAGTGACGTAAGGTCAAACACGAAAAATTTCGACAGAATAAAGCGAAATGCTGACGGTCAAATCGAAATAACTTTTGGATATAGCGGAAACGTGATTCCGCTTATAAAATTTGATACCTCAATAGGAAAAGACGGGCGCATCACGACACGTGTGAAGCGTAGTAGCGCCAAAGGTGCATTAGATCATGCGTTTACCGCATCAGTGCACACACACACCGGAATTTTTGAACGTGAGTACGACGAATTAAGACTTCCAATTGAAGAACTTTATGGGCCGTCAGTACCGCAGATGATGTATTCAAATGAAGCTGTGCGGACGAAAATTGAAAGCAGGGCACTAGAAACATACGAAAAGCGAATCGAGCATGAAATCACAAGATTACTCAATGGATGGGGTGGTTGATGTATGACAAGAATCGTGTTGCTCGAAGAACTTAAAAAAGAAACCGAACGCGCGACCGAAGATTTAATTATGCCAGTGGCCATGCAAAAAGGTGACGCAGAGCAGCAATATAGAGCGGCAGAAGTCTATAAAATGAGACTGCCGGACAGTTCGTCAGCAAAAAAGAAAGCCCCTTACATCATCCATCAAATTATCACAGGGAAAGACGCGCAAGTGGAAGGACAAAATGCAGAGTCGACGGCAGTAATACGATCAATATTCACTGTTTACAATGATAGCAGTGAAGAAGATGGCGCGATGATGCTTCTCAATTTGATGGAACGATTGAGAGTTGATTTACTCAGGAGGGCAATACTTGCAAATCAATTTCAACTCGATTTAAAAGTGGGGGTTGAGACGATTATTTACCCGGACGATACCGCGCCGTACTATGCAGGAGAAATGGTTACAACGTGGAAATTGCCATCTGTAGAAAGAGAGGTACGAAGTTGGCTGTAAAAAAAGAGACCGAAGCGGAAAAAGTGGAAGCTACCATTCAAGAATCAAAAGAAGATGTTGAGAAAAGCGAAACCACAAACCGAAAAGCAAAACAATCAGGGGAAACAAAAATTGCCGAAAAATCAAACGAAGGATTTTGTGTTTACTTGGGTCCGACGATCAGGGGTGTCGTTCAGGCGGGTGCTATTTTCAAAGGCGAAAAAAGCGAGGCAATTAAAGCCGAACCGCTGAAATCGGCAATTAAAAAATATCCAAGAATCAAATTGTTGATTGTGCAAGACAAAGACCTTGCGCAAGATCGAATCAAGGTAAAAACCCAAGGAAATGCGCTTTATGCAAATTATCAAAAGCTCATTTCTGGAAAATAATGAGGAGGTAAATAGATGGCGGGTCATGGCATTAATATTTATGAGCAAGCCACAAGCACAGCAACGCCGGTAACGGCGGAGGTTGGTATTCCGTTTGTAATTGGAGCAGCGCCGATCCAGAGCGCAGATTCAGCAAAAGCGGCGGGAGCGCCAGTGCTTTGCGCAAGCTGGGATGAAGCAGTTGAAGCGCTTGGATACTCAGACGATTGGGGCAGTTACAATCTATCAGAATTTATGTATTCACATTTTAAACTTTTTGGATGCGAACCGGTAATCTTTTGCAACATGCTCGATCTTGAAACGATGAAAGAAGCAGTTGCCGCAGCAGATTTGGCGGTGACGGATGTGAAAATCAAATTGCCAATTGAAGCAATTGACGATGAGGCACTAATCATCAAGGCAGAAGGTGGGGCAGGAGAAGCCTACGTAAAAAATACGGATTATACAACATATTACGATGGCGAATATCTCGTGATCGAATTGCTCTCTGACGGAAACGTTTACAGTGCAACGGCGCTAAATGTCGCGTACAACAAAGTAACACCTGATTCTGTGACGGATTCAGTCGTTGCAGCTGGTCTTGAAAACATTGAAAAATGTCTTACAACAGTAGGAACAGTGCCAGACATTATTGTGGCTCCTGGATATTCAAAAGCGACAACGGTAGCAGCGATTATGGCAACGAAAGCGGCGGGGATCAATGGTATTTTTAAAGCGAAAGCAATCATTGACATTGATTCGAGCGAGGCAACGGGAGCAACAACGTATACCGACGCAGTAGCGCTCAAAGCGACAAACGATTTGACGGATGAAAATCAAATCGTTTGTTGGCCGATGCTGAAACTTGGCGGTAATATCTTTAACATGTCGACACAAATCGCGGGACTGATTGCACAAGTTGATGCGTCGAACAACGGATGCCCATACGAGAGCCCATCAAATAAAGCGTTGCAATGTGATTCGATGGTACTGGCAGATGGTAGCGAGATGACTTTAACGCTTGCACAGGCAAATGCACTTAACACATCAGGGATTATGACGGCGCTAAACTTTTTGTCAGGCTGGGTCGCGTGGGGAAATTATACCGCATGCTATCCTGCAAATACAGATGTAAAAGATTACTTTGTACCAATCTCACGAATGTTTGACTGGGAATCAAATACACTAGTAAAAACATTTTGGGAAAAACTCGACAAGCCGATGACACGCCGCCTCATTGACAGCATTGTTGATACAGAAAACATCAGACTGAATGGGCTTGTTGGCGCTGGATATTTGCTTGGCGGTCGCGTGGAATACAAAGAATCTGAAAATCCAATCGAAAATCTGATGGCCGGAATCATTAAGGTGCATATTTACATGACGCCACCAGGACCGGCACAAGAATTTGACTTTGTGCTTGAATATGATTCTGAATATGTAACAGCGGCACTTACAGCATAGAGGGGGTGAAAAATAATGGATCAAAGTGTAATAAATTTTGCCGTCTATGAAGATGGAACAGAATACATGGGAATGGCGAAAGCAACATTGCCGGACGTAACAATGCTGACTCAATCAATCGCAGGCGCTGGAATCGCAGGGAATGTCGAAGCTGTTATCGCGGGGCACGTTGACACAATGTCGTTGACCCTCAATTTTAGAACGATGACAGAACAATCAATGAGACTATCTGAACCGCGAAGGCACACAATTGATCTGCGCGTTGCTCAGCAGGAAGAAGAAACCGTATCAGGGACTATCGTAATAAAACCTGTAAAGCATATCCTTGTTGTGGTGCCTAAAAAAGATGCAGGTGGATCAATTGCGCCGGCATCGCCAAGCGACGGATCAGGAGAATACGCAGTAAGGTATTGGGCGACGTATATTGATGGGAAAAAAGTAAGAGAAATTGATCCGATCAACTTTATCCACATCGTAAACGGGATTGATTATCTCGCGGGAGTTAAAACGGCACTTGGAAAGTAACGACTCAGCCCGGGGCATAACGCCTCGGGCAATTTTGTGAAATGAAAAGGAGAAAATCATGAGTAAAACTACAATCGAAACAGAAATGAACGATACAGAAATTGACGAAATCGCGGCAGACGAAACCGAATTAATTCCTGTGAAGCCAGATCCGAAGTACACGTATGAACATGTATTCAAAAAGCCGTTTAACTACAACGGAAAAGAATACAAAACGTTGCATTTTAACTTCGAAGATTTGACGGGAAGAGATGCACTTGAAATTGAAAACGAAATGATACAGCTTGGCAAGCAAATGATGATCGCATCGGTATATTCAGGAGAGTATCAGATTCGAATGGCGGCAAAAGCGTGCACTGAAAAAATCGGATCAGATGCACTTGAGATGATGCCGATTTACGAACACAATAAAATTAGGAGCAGAGTGCGCTCTTTTTTGCTCAAATCGGAGCGGTAGACAGCATCGGAAAATGGACGAGGCGAAACTGCCTTATTTTGGCACAGGTGAACAATACGCCTGTGCCGTTTTGGCTATCCGTATCTTTGAAAGAACTCAGAGAATGGATAGCGGAAAGTAACGAAATTATTAAAGAAGCAGAGAAAAGGCGAAAGCGAAAGTAATGCTGAAGGAGGCTGTCGGATGGCAAGTAGAAAAGAATACGAAATGCTATTTAGGCTAGGAGCGGAATTATCCGGCAGCTATAACAGCACATTTAAAAGTGCGACGGGATCAGTTGCGGCGATGCAAAAAGAAATACAGGCGATGTCAAAAGTTCAGTCGGACATTTCTGCATACCAAAAACAAAACGCAGCAATCGAGAGCACGAAAAATAAATTAGATGTGCTAAAACAGCAGTACGATAATTTGCAACGCGAAATGGTGGAGACGGGAGATTCATCTGCCGCGCTTCAAAACAAATTGCTTTCAAAACAGCTTCAAATCGACAAAACGAATGCATCTCTATCGACTCAAGCCGAAAAGCTGAACAGGCTTGATTCAGCGTTAAAAGAAGCAGGAGTCAATACCGGAGATTTGGCAAAAGAAAACGCGGAGCTGGCGAACAAGATCGAAGCGGTAAAGCAAAAACAAGAAGATGCCGCAGAGGCGTCAGGAATTTTTGGAAAACAATCTGTTGCGGCAATGGGAGCGGTGCACGAAGCCATTATTGCCGCTGGAATACTTAAAGCGCTCGACGAAATCAAAGATGCATTTTACGACACGGCAGACGCATCGATTGAATTTGAATCTGCAATGACAGGAGTCGATAAGACAACTGAATTGAGCAGTGAAGAATTTGCGCAAATGTCGAAAGAAATTAAAGAGTTATCGACCGTAATCCCAGAAACGACAACTGAAATTGCGCTGATCGGAGAAACAGCGGGACAGCTTGGGATCGCTAAAGATGGATTGATGGAATTTACCGACGTCATGGCGATGATGGGAACCGCTACAAACATGGCATCCGATGAAGCGGCGACGCTATTTGCACAAATGGCGTCAATTACACAAATGGATCAGTCGGAATACAGCAATATGGGGTCAACAGTTGTCGATCTGGGGAATAACTTCTCGACAACGGAACGCAATATTGCAGAAATGAGCCAAACCATTGCAGCCGCAGGGTCAATTTCAGGAATGTCAGAAGCGAGTATTTTGGCTATATCTGCGGCAGTAACGTCACTTGGGATCACATCTCAAAACGGTGGGACGCAGATGACAAAACTCATATCCGACATCAACTCTGCTGTATCGTCCGGAGAGGACCTTGCGGACTGGGCAGATGTAGCAAATATGTCGGCAGATGAGTTTGCAGAGGCTTGGGGTAATGACGCGGCACAAGGACTAGATGCGTTTATAGTTGGGTTAAATCGCGCTTACGAAAGCGGCGAGGACATCTATAGCATCTTAGGTGATCTTGGAATAACAGAAACGCGTATGCTGACGATGATTACGTCGCTTGCAAAATCGGGAGATCGTTTAACTGAGACTTTAGATGTCGCAAACGAAGCGTGGATCGAAAACAATGCGCTTACCGAAGAAGCTGAAAAAAGATATGCAACAACGGCGAGTTTAATGCAGCTTAAAGAAAATGCATATAACAATCTTAAAATAGCGATTGGTGACAACTACACACCTGCGCTGCGCGAACTTTATGGATTAGAAGCGGATTTAGCAAACGAACTTGCAGAATTTGTGGAAAACAATCCTGAGGTCGTAAAAGCGGTAACGGCATTTACAGCGGTTATTGGGACAGCAACGGCGGGTGTGGTTGCGTATACAGCGGCGGTAAATATTGCAAAAAAAGCGTCGGCACTTATGATCGCCGGGACGGCATCGTTTATGGGAGCGGCGGTTGCGGTTGCGGCAGTTACGGCGGCGGCAGTTGCAATGGCAGAAACAACAAAAGTACAATTGGATGAAACGTGGGAATTAACAGCAGCATCGAGGGAGCAGCAAGAACAGCTTGAATCTCTCAATGAAGAATATCAAAGCGCTACCGATTTATATGGGGAAAATTCGTATGAAGCAATGCGTCTTAGATGGGAAATTGAAGACCTAACGGACGAGTACGAAAATAGCAAACAGACATTAGAGGAATATCAAGAAGCTCACAAATCTCTAATGGAAAGTTACGATGAAATGACAGCGTCACACCAAGATGGCTCTGAAAAAATTAATACAGAGCAAAAAAATGTGATGATGCTCATCGGAAAACTTGAAGAATTAACGTCGACAACACAAAGTGCGTCTGAAAATCAACAGGCGATACTTGGAATTATAGATGCGCTTAATGAGTCGGTACCGGAACTTGCAATATCTTATGATGACGTTGTAAATGCATCCGAAGGATTTATAGACTCTCTTTATGATGTTGCAAAAGCACAATCCGATCAAATGACGCTCGAACAAAAATGGAGCGAGTATATCGATCGAATTGGCGAACAAGACGCCTTAAAATCTGCAAAAGAAGCAGCAGAACAAAACGCAAAAATAGCTCAAGAACAGTATGATATTGCGAATAAAGCATACATGGATGCACTTGAAGCAGATTCGTATGATTCGTCGGCGTCAATGCGAGAAAAAATCACAGTTGCAGCAGAGGCAGGCGATCAATTAAGGATATACAACGAAGCGCTTGAGGAAACCACAGAAGCATATCGAGAAAATGAATCGGCGATTTCAGAACTCGAAAGCGCCTTCAAAGAGTATCAAGCACAAGTTGATGAAGCTGCTGAAAATGGTGGAAATCTAAAAGAGGCAATCAAAAGCGTTACAGACGAAGTGAATTTGCTTGCGACGTCGTACACAGAGGCATATGATGCGGCGGAATCAAGCATAACAGGGCAGTATCAATTGTGGGATGATGCCGCCGACATCGTCGCAACTAGTGCGTCATCTATAAACGCAAATTTAGAGAGTCAAATCGGATATTGGCAAAGTTACAATGAAAACATTGCGGCACTTGGAAATCGAAGCGCGGATATACAAGGCTTGAGCGACATGATCGCATCATTTGCAGATGGTAGCGAGGACAGCGTAAACGCAATTGCGGGGATGGCGAATGCCAGTGATGACGACCTTAAAAAAATGGTCGAAAATTGGCATGACCTACAGCTTCAGCAAGAAACCACAGCGGGGAGCCTCGCGAACCTTGAAACCGAATTTTCTTTGTCCATGCAAGCGCTTCAGGAAAAACTTGAAACGACAATTGACGAAATGGACTTAAACGACGAGGCGATTGACAGTGGCAGGAACACCGTGCAAGGGTTTATAGACGGTGCTCAGGACATGTTGCCGGCAGTGCAAGAGGCATACGAAGAAATTGCAAATGCGGCCATCGGAGCATTTGACAGAAAACTTGAAATTCACAGCCCTTCGCGCGTCATGTGGGATCGCGCCGAAATGACTTGGGATGGATTCATACTCTCGACTGAGCAGATGCGGCCAGAAATTGAATCGGCAATGTCAAATCAGGCAGATGCAGGGATAAATGCATTTGCGATAACACCAAATTTCACAAATGCTCAAAATGGAATCCAAGCGGATTCGGGTATTGAGGCTTTATCATTCGGCGCGTCGCAAGGAGACATTGAAATTAAAATTGACTATTCGCCGCAATACGATTTTACAGGCGTAAGCAACAAAGATGAATTTGAAGCAATATTAAAATCAAGAGATGCAGAATTTAAAAACATGATCTTAGATGTCATCGCTGACGCAAAAATAGATGCGAAACGGAGGGCGTATGACTAAAACGTACAAAACCATGCAAGGGGACATGTGGGATAGTATCGCATATAGCCAGCTTGGCGATGCATCATACATGGATAAACTCATAAATTTAAATATGGAATACAGAAATTATTACATCTTTCCTGCGGGGATCATACTCACATTACCGGATATTGATGAAATTAAAACAACATCAAGCGTGTTGCCGCCTTGGAAGAAGGTGAGAGGATGAGCGATAAAAACGCCGCGCGCCGCGCGGATGTTGAAGTTTTTTTTGCAGGAGTAGACATATCAAAGTCGATAAGACCATATTTGTTATCGCTATCGTATACGGATAACGAAGCAGACGAAACAGACGATTTGCAAATCACATTAGAGGATCGCGAATCGGTATGGATAAATGAATGGCTTAATGTGGCGATACAGAGTGCAGCGAGTGAAAGCAAGTCGACGGAAAGCGCAGCAACTTACAAGGTAGTAGAGACAACGGGCGTAAAAGTAAGAAATGGGGCGGGAGAAGATTATAAAAAGCTTGGAGAACTGGCGTATGGATCGACTGTCAAAGTTTCGACGGTGCTTGGCGTATGGACAGAGATAAATTACAGTGGACAGACTGCGTATGTCAAGTCAAGTGCAATTGAGGCGACGAACACATCAGACAAATGGTCTGTTGGCGATGTGGTGATTGCAACGGGAAATCCACAGTACACAAGCTACGGAGAGGGTGTGCAAGGTGCAAAAGTTACAAATTATGAAGGCTCAATATCGAGGCTTAATTTAAAAACAGGGGTACCATATCCGATTTGCGTCGGCACACTGGGTTGGTTTGCAGAGGACCAGGTAACTCAAAAAACCGTGTCTGTTAGTGAGCAGGGACAAAACGTAACGATAAAAGGTTTAAAAATACAAGCTGCAATTGTACAAAAAAACTGGAATGGGGATGGAAAAGACAGTGTGCTCAGCTGTGGTCAATTTGAACTTGACGAAATCGAAGCTTCTGGGCCACCGTCAATTATATCAATAAAAGCAACCTCGCTGCCGTACAATTCGCAAGTGCGACAAACGAAAAAAAATAAAGCGTGGGAATCTTACACTCTATCGGGGATTGCAAAAGAAATTGCACAAAAGGGCGGAATGGCATGCATGTATGAGTCGGACACAGATCCGACTTATAAACGAGTAGAGCAAATATCAATGAGCGATATTCAGTTTTTAACGATTTTATGTAAAAACGCAGGCATCTCATTAAAAGTTACAAACAACATAATTGTGCTATTCGATCAAATGGCGTATGAGTCTAAAACTGCATCAATCACAATAGCAAAAGGCGACGGGAAATACATCTCTTATAAGTTGTCATCGGGTGACGCCGACACGAGGTATTCAAGCTGTAGAGTAAGTTATGTAAATCCAGCAAGCGGGAAAACAATATCAGCTACTGCATACGCAGAAGATTATGAGGAGAGCGACGAAAACAATCAAACTCTCGAAATTAATGCAAAAGTATCGACGATCGCTGAAGCGCTAACAATTGCAAAAAAACGGTTGAGACTCCACAACAAGTTTTCAAAAACGGCAGATTTTACGATGGTAGGGGATGCCAATATCACCGCAGGAATTACAGTAACATTAAAAGATTTTGGATTGTGGGACGGAAAATACATCGTGTCACAAGCAAAACACGATGTAGGAAGTGGAGGATATAAAACAAAAATAAAATTGCGCAGAGTGTTGGAGGGATATTGATGGACGCGATATTGTCAAATCTCGTAAGAATAGGGGTCGTGAGCAGTGTTGATGTCACAGATTCGACAAAGCCAAAAGTGCGCGTGATATTTACAGACAAAGATATGACATCCGGGTGGCTTTATGTATTACAACATGTTGGGATGACTATGACGGTGTTGGAGGGTGGATTGCATTCGCATGAAATTACAAATGCAGTAAATGAAACAATCGAAGAATCAGGAATGCACACACATGTTTCTCAAAGCGCCGCATGGGTGCCAAAAATCAACGATAGAGTACTGGTACTCTATGTTCCGATTTTTAACGGTGACGGGTTTGTATTGGGGGCGATATAATTGGCGCAAATAGGTATACTCGGAGACATCGTATTTGAGGTATCAGATGATGTCGTAAAAACACTCGAAAATGTAAAATGGTCTGGATCGGCAAGATATGCAGAGCATGAGAGGCACTTGCAAAACACACTCACGGAATATACAGGGATTGACGCAGATGGAATGACATTTGACATTAAATTGTCCGCGTTTTTGGGGGTGAATCCACTTGAAGAACTCGGTAAAATTTGGAGCTATGAGCGCAACGGAACTGCGGTACCATTTGTAATCGGAGAAAAAATTTATGGAAAATATAGATGGACCGTAAAAAAGCACGACGCGAAATTTGAGCGTTACGATAAAACGGGAAACGTAACGAGCATGGATGTGTCAATAACACTTCTCGAATACATTAACAAGTGAGGTGCTTATGAGTTATAAAATAACGGCGAGCGACTTAAAAGAAATCACACTTAATCAAACAGATACAACAAAATCAGTCATACAAAATATCGCTCTTATATTGCAAACAAGACAGCAGCAAACGCCACTTTACAGGTCATTTGGACTTCCGGGGAAATTTATAGACAAGCCGATCAACATCGCAAAGCCAATCATAGTTTTAGAGGTGAAAGAAGCGATTGAAAAATTTGAACCAAGAGCGACAGTGCTGGGCGTTGAATTTGAAATAGATGAATCAAATCCGGGAAGGCTGGTCCCGATTGTGGAGGTGGAGATAAATGAGTAGGAATGCGGAATATCAGTTTATTTCAACCGACACAGATGCACTTGTATCGAATTTGATCGACGAATACGAGCAAATGACAGGAATAACGGTACAGCCTGCAAGCCCTGAAAAACTTTTTATCTCGTGGATAGCGAGCGTGATTGTGCAAGAACGTGTTTTAAATAATTACACAGGCAATCAAAATATACCGTCGAGAGCAGAGGGAGAAAACTTAGATGCACTTGGCGATTTATTTTATGACAAAGAAAGACCGGAGGCACAGGCTGCAAAAACAACACAAAGATGCAATATATCAGCGGTGCAAACGGGAAATATTTTAATCGCATCAGGGACAAGATTTACGGACAGCGCAAAAACGCTCATTTGGGAAACGACAGCAGACGCGTACATTATCGCAGGTGATTTATATTCCGATGTGATGATACAGTGTCAAACTACCGGTACCGTTGGGAATGGATATGTAGCAGGGCAAATCAACACGGTAATTGATCCTTACGAATATTTTGATACGTGTCAAAATATTACGACAAGCGACGGTGGGACGGACATAAGTACTGACGACGAGTACTATGAGATGATGCGAGCGAGCCAAGATGCTTACAGTAATGCAGGTGCAAAAGGTGGATACATTTATTTTGCAAAGCAAGTATCAACGGAGATCGCAGATGTAGTCGTAAATTCACAGGCAGCGGGAACCGTCAACATCTACGCGCTAATGTCAGACGGTACCGCAGCGGGAACAGAGATTAAAAATGCAATACTCGCGGCATGTAACGATGATTTTGTGAGACCGCTCACGGATTTTGTTGTGGTAGAAGACCCGGAAACAGTCACATACAATATAGAGGTCACATATTATATCGCAAATGGCACGACACAAACTGCATCGGAAATTCAAACGGAGGTCGACGAGGCGATTGAAACATATAAAACATGGCAAACGAAAAAACAGGGGCGGGATATAAACCCGTCTTACTTAATGGTGTTGCTTATGGAAACCGGAATAAAACGCGCGGAGATAACAGCGCCAGTTTTTACAGCATTAAGCGATGGGAGTGACAATACAGTGCCGCAAATAGCTAAAATTTCAACGGTATCTGTAACAAATGGAGGCTATGAAAATGAATAGCGGATTGACTGTTGAAAACATGTTGATGACATTACCGGATGTGCTAAAAAACGATAAAAAAATTTACGCGATTGCCACAGCAATTGCAAAGGCGCTTGAAAAACGGCCAGACGAAATTGAATCACTCATAATTTATACGCATATTGACACAATGCCGGAAACGCTTTTGGATATCCTTGCAAATGATTTTAAAGTTGATTGGTACGACGTGGAATACACTATTGATGAAAAGCGCAAGGTTTTAAAAAACAGCTCTAAAGTACACAAAACATTAGGTACAAAAGGCGCTGTAGAAACAGCGATGTCAGCAATTTATCCAAACACAAAAGTTGTGGAATGGTTTGACTATGACGGAGACCCATATCATTTCAAACTGCTTATTGACACAATCTACGAAAGCGTTGATCCTGCAAAGCATCAAAGAGTACTTGACAGAATCGAATATTATAAAAATCAGAGATCGCATTTTGATGGGATTGAATACATTGCAGAGGCAAACGCAACAGCAAGCACGTACGCTGGAATTGGAATATATTCGATGTATGGGAAAATGGAAGTGGGGGTGAAAGTGTATGGCTTGGAGTGATTCGGTTGTAACAGCAGCGGGAGTAGATTTATTAAAAGATGTCTTGTCAGGCGGACAACTTAACATTGGAAGTGCGAGTGGTGGAACGGGTACAGTTGATAGTGCGGCGCTTATGGCGCAAACAGGGCTTGTAAACGAGAAGCAGACATTATCACTTGTATCGATCGATAACTATCAAGATGCAAAAAGAGTAAAAATACAGATCAGTAACGCAGAACTTGACACAGGATACACGCTCAATCAAATTGGTGTATGGGCATCAGTTGATGGAGGAATACCAGTACTTTTTATGATAATGCAAGATGCGGTCGGAATGGCGATCCCATCAAATTCTGAAATTGAAAACTTTGTTTTTGAATTTTATGCCGCGATTGATTTTTCAAACGAGTCACAATTTACAGTAACAGTAGACATGACGTCACTTGTTACCATGACAACGCTTACGGAGACTGTTGGGCCGATGAACATATCGATTGAACAAATTCAACAAGATTTAGAGGATGCAAACGCCGCGATCGTGGACCTAGACACACGCACGGGTGCATTATCTCTCACACGATCAAACAAGGATGTAAATGATATTTACGTAACTCTCACATATAGCAGAGCAGATGGTACGCTTTTTAAAACATCAGTCCTTAGTGGAGGTACAAGCCCAGAGTATACGACTCGCACAGTCACATTTTACGAGGCAGACGGTACGACAGTCTCAAAAACCGAATCGTATACGCTCACTTACACGGATGGAGAGCTCACAAGTGAGGTGATCGCATAATGGATGATCTAAAACTTCACGGGCTCATCGGGTCCGGAAAGAGTCCGGAAGGGGATGCGATTGCAGGGGATGTCCTCGCAGGCAAAACGTTTAGTAACGATGAGGACATCGGATTAACAGGCACAATGCCGAATCGCGGCGCTGTTGATGTCACATTGACCTCAGAGGGTCAAGAGTACACGGTCACTGCGGGATATCATAGTGGCCTAGGCAAAGTAAAAGCGGCAATCACTGGGATTGTAGCGTCTGTCATTAAGGCTGGCACAACAGTAGGTGGCGTACTCGGGACATTTACAAGCGATGCCACAGCTACAGCCGCACAAATGCTAAGTGGCGTCACCGCGTATGTAAACGGCGCAAAGGTTACGGGCAGTATCGCGAGTAAGTCAGCCGCAACATACACACCAGGCACGACAGCACAAACAATCGTTGCCGGACAGTACTTAAGCGGTAATCAAACGATAGCCGGCGATGCTGACCTTATTAGCACCAACATAAAATCTGGAGTCAATATATTTGGTGTTGCAGGTAACACAAATGTTGTTGACACTTCTGCGGGTGATGCCACGGCCGCACAGATTTTAAGTGGAAAAAAGGCGTATGTAGATGGTGCGCTAGTAACTGGTACGATCGCGAGTAAGAGTGCCCAAACTTTTACACCTGGAACAGCAAACCAGACGATAGCGGCGGAACAGTATCTAAGCGGTACGCAGACAATAGCAGGGGACGCTAACCTTGTAAGCACCAACATCAAAGCTGGCGCCAATATCTTCGGCGTGACTGGTAACTCAAATGTAGTAGATACTTCCGCAGGTGACGCCACATCCGCTCAGATTTTAAGTGGGAAAAAGGCGTATGTAGATGGGGCGTTGGTAACTGGTACTATACCAAGTAAAGGGGCGCAGACATACACACCTGGAACAGCAAACCAGACGATAGCGGCAGGCCAGTACTTAAGTGGAACACAGACAATCGCTGGAGATGCTGATCTGGTAGCTAGCAATATTGTAGAAAGTGCAAACATATTTAATGTGCAGGGTACTGCGGTTAAGTGCCCTCAAATATTGTCACTTCCAGCAGAAGCAAACCGTGGCCTATCGTATAGTTATGATGGGACAATGAGAGATGCAAGTACTTATTTAACCTCATCATATCCAGGAATTTACGACTTAAATTTCACACTGCTTTCCAATATACTTTCGGAAAACACTTATCGATACAGAAACTTTAAGGATAGAGTAAGTAGATCATACTACACATGGGATAGATGCGAGATATACAATGATGCTGGAACGCTATTGTATAATGTAACCTCGCCGTATGCGTTTTATAATAATTCAAATTTTTTTGCCTCATCCGCTGTGTATGACAAAATAGTGGCAAGGCGTGATTCAGATGGAGCCTACTTTGAATTTAACTACAGCGGAACGAGTTTAGGAACAGTTTCTTATACTCTTATGTATGCATTATCAATTACATCTCATTCGTTAGGAAGACCATTTGAGGATGTGATTATTGAGCCGTACAGTACTGACCTTGATCTATTAAATATATATAAAGCGGACGGTTCTGCAGAATACATTAAAAGATATGTAATGGCAGTGATGTATCCAATGTTCAAATTATAAAGGAGGATTATATGTACTTAGTGAAAATTGCAAATTTAATGAACACGGGACTTTTTAAGTCCACAGTAGCTGATTACAAGGGACTTGATATTAATCAATTTTTACCTGGGTCACAAGCCTACCACCCAGAAGACGGCACCTGCGTCATAGCAACAGATGAAGACCTGTCTTCATTTGCGCACGACGATGTAACAATTCTTACAGAAGCAGAGTATGTTACAGAACGGGCAGTTATTACCGACGCAATAAACGCGGCTAAAGCTGCTGCACAAGACCCGATTACAACGGCGCAATCAGACATCGACACATTGATGCTGGCGGTAGCAGAACTTTACGAAGGAGGTACAGTATGATTGCTTTATATGTAAGACTTATCCAAAAAGGCCTAAAAAATATTGACGACGTGCCCGAAGCACTCAGAGCCGCCGTCCAATCAGCGCTCGATGTACTAAACGGGTAGCAAAAGCACCCACATCGGGTGCTTTTTACGCGGGAGGGGATATGACAGATTACAGCGAAGTAATAACCGTTGCGGCGTTTGCGATGTCTGCAGCTACCTTTTGGATAGGTAGACAGACATCGAGCAAAAAAGAGGGAGAGTCTGCAGGCGCACAGGCAAAGGACATTGAGTATATCAAGCAAAGTGTTAATCGCATTGAGAGCAGCTTAACAAACAGCGTGATGCGTCTTGAGGGGCGTATTGACGAGCAAAGCGGACAGTTACTCACGGTGGCAACCACGTCGGCAGACGCGCTGAGCTCAACCAAGTCCGCCCACCACCGGATTGATGAGCACCTTGAGCGTGAGCACGGGATTAAAACAGAGAGAAGGTAACAAATGATGATTGTACACAATCCGCTTGACACGATTAAAGTAACAAGTCAGTATGGGCAGCGCATTCACCCTGTGACAGGCCTAAATAGCTTTCACACGGGCATCGACCTTTCCGCCGCAATCGGTACACCGTGTTATGCGGTTGCGGATGGCACTGTTAAAATATCAAAAGTCAATAACGGCGGCGCGTCTGTTGGACTTGGCTATTACATTGTGATTGAGCATGACGAGTTTTGCACTGTTTACTGTCATTTAAACGCGCTTGGTATCGATGTAGGCACACATGTCAAAGCGGGTGACGTTATCGCACTTACGGGCAACACGGGTGCGTCAACGGGACCGCATTTGCACTTTGAAATCAGGAGTGGCGCATACAGCTCTAATTTTTGGGCAAAAGATTCTAGCGGTGCTTATGCAAACGCTCTAAATCCATCAAACTATGTGCCGGTTGAAAATTTTAAAAGAGAGGATGGTGAGGATATGACGCAAGAAAGGTTTAACGAAATGTACGCTGTGATGATCGCAGAAAAACAAGGCGACAATCCGTCTGAATGGGCGAAGGATGCAACGGCAAAGGCAAAGCGCAAGGGCGTTTTTAATGGTGACGGTGCTGGTAATTACAACTGGCAGAGTCCAGTTACACGTGAAGCGCTGGCTGCGGTCATGGACAACGCGGGAATCCTAGACACGCTGCCTGATAAAGACGATGATTAAATACGTATTAATCGCCGCAGGTGTAGTTACCTGTGCCTTTTGGGGAGGTGTAATCCGGTGGCTGCATAAAGAGGACCGTCTCACAGTGAGTCATATCCTTGTAATTTGGATGGTAGCTACAGGTACATTAATGGGTGCGGCATCTTATTATCTCGCGTATCTTGATAAAACAGCAACACTGGAAACGCTATCAAGGTACGTCATGGTAGAGACCGTTGCCGCATCTGCGGGTTACTTTATCAAATCGGGCGTCGAAAACATCAACAAAAATAAAAGCACGCAAAAGCGTGATCTATAGGAGGACTTATGAGTACATTAATAGCAACATATCTGCCGATTGCCATTTCGGTGATCGGCGCGCTGGCCTTTGTGGTGTCGGTCATCACAGAGGTTACAAAAGGATTGCCTGGATTGTCTAAAATCCCAACAGATGCGCAAGTCTTTGTGCTATCCATCACGTTGACTGTAGTCACATTGATGGCATATGCATCATATGCCGCGATTGCACTCTATTGGTACATGATCATTGGAGCGGTGATCGCGGGAATCTTCGTGGCCTTTGTGGCCATGTACGGGTGGGATAAATTGTCCGCTCTTTATACGAGATTTAAACAGATATAATATAATGATCAAAAAGCTCGCCTTAGGGTGGGCTTTTTTTATTTGCAAAAAAAACTAAAAAAGTTAAAAAAAGTTTCAAAAAAGTATTGACTAAAGTACATACTTAATATATAATTAAATCAAGGTAAAGGTAATCAAACATTACCAAATAACTTTTGAGGACGCTGGCCAGAGAGCGCAGCGACAAGGAGGATAATATGACAGAGTTAAGAACTTGGGAAAGAGAAAACTACACTGTAAATGAGATCGAATTTGATTACGATCTCCACGAATTTGAAGTAGTCAAAGACGGCGAAGTGATTGCAACAATCACGCCGGATACAGTAGAGGATATGGAAGACATGGCAAACGCGCTCGACAATGGCGCAGATGTCAACGGATGGGAAGACGGAATGGGAAATATCGTAAATGTAAAATAGATGACAGCAAGCCCGCCGCATAGGCGGGCTATCCAACATCGGGTTTGCGGTAAACCTCAAACCGCGAAATATGATTAGAAAAGAGGAAAAAATATGCTTAGGCCTTATAGATACGACTTAGAGTTTTTGACCAAAGACGGTAATATCCGCGAAAAGCCACTAAAATGGATGGAGGATGTCACCGGAAGACAACTAGCGCTGATTGATTTTGAGACGCGCGACATACTAATGACAGGGAATTTAAAAATTATAGCAAGGTGGGAGGGGTTTGAGCATCACAATCCGATTGTTATGATTTTGGATGAAGATTCAGGAGAAACGTTCATCTTTACAGATGAACAGCCGGGAAAAGAAGTTAGCAGAATAAAAGTAACAGATTATTCAGAGATTGAGTTTGACGAGCAAACTATATTTCTGAATATCAAGGGTTATGAAATGTTGAACGGTATAGATGGTATCAGATACTGGAATCAACACAAAGAATATTTTATCGGAATCCCAACAATGCGCGATGGGGATACAGGTCACTACCACAAGTGCCCTAGCATTGATGGGGGTACCGCAAGGACTCGTTATGATGTCGAAAATTGGATTGATGAGTTAGAGTATCCAATTGAGCCAGATGATGATGATGAGGACGCAGACCAACTCAATTATCACCGGATGATATTTAAAAATGAGTTGATCGCTCTTTTAGTCATGACTAACGGGATGACTAAAAAAACTAAAATTATTTAATATTGCCCATTAATATTGCCCATAAAAATTAATTGGTTCGCGGTCATCCTTAAACCGCGAAAGGAGAATCATTATGATAAATTTTGAAGTTTCGTATTTTGAAATTGAAACTTGGAACGGTAAAAATCCATTTGAAAAACTTAAGGATTCAACAAATGCTACTCCGGACAAGGTAGAATCGTTTGACAATCTCGATGAGGCGATGATAGCCTATAACAAGATTAATACCGGAGTTAATTACATGGGAGAGTATTATCTCCACGCATGTAAATCGATCGAAAAAGTTACTTATGATGACGACGGAAATTATATGGATTCCATGGAGATCAAGTCTGATTTTCAGGATTTTTCAGAAGAACAATAAGGAGAAATGATGGGAAGAAAAACAATTTGGATGAATCCACCTCTACAAAAAATAGCAGACGCAGTGGATTCAGAGGGGGCGGGGAAAAAACAAGGGCGTGGCGGAGGATTTTCCCCGCGCCTTGGAGATATAGTAGGTCGGTACGACGTCATCATGCGCATGACGCCTGCCCCCGATTTAACAGAGGCGGAAATTGAAATTTTGAGTGAGGTCCTGGCAGGCAGTGCTATTGTATCTGGATCTGAATATGACACGCCGGCGATCACGGTCCTAAAATTCATGCACATGTCCATACTTGACTGTGCATCCGGGACAGAGGCGGACCGAAAGGCGTTGTCAAAAAAAGCCGAGAAATGGACGGCTGCGGAAAAAATAGCGATCGTCGAATCGCTTGGACTATGAATATAAAAAAATATGAGGGCAAGCGCTTTGGGAGGCTTACTGTCATAAAGCGGACGGATCAAAAACAAGGATCGTCATATTTATGGCTTTGCAAGTGCGATTGCGGCAATGAGCTGCTCGTGCGGACAGAAAGGTTGACAACCGGAAATGTCAAAAGTTGCGGATGTCTTAGGAGAGAGACACGTAAAAACGACATTAAGGGTAAGCGTTTCGGCAGGCTAGTTGCAGTTGAGAACACCGGTAGAAAAAAGCATGGCACAAGTGTGTGGCTATGCAAATGTGATTGCGGAAACACCACGCTTGTAAGACTTGATGATCTTACAATGGGCGAGACCAAAAGTTGCGGATGCTTGCATCGTGAAACTGCATTAGAGCGGTCAAGGACAATTCGCGATAACAATCTAGTAGATGGCACAAATTTGGGTAGGATAAAAAGCCTATCAAATCAAAAAGAAACTGTACAAAAAAATAATACATCAGGTGTCACAGGAGTGACGTGGCATTCAAAAATGAATAAATGGCAAGCGTCAATAAGATTTAAAGGCTCTCACGTGCATCTAGGCACGTTTTCTGGATTTGATGATGCCGTAAAGGCGAGACGGGACGCCGAAATAAAATACTTTGGAACTTACTTAAAGTCCAAAGATGAAAATAATTGACAAAATAATCCATCTGTAATAAACTGTATTTAGTCTTGGAGAATAACGTATGGCTGGCGCTCAATATGAGCGCTTTTGCTTTATATGTCGACAAAATGTCTACGCCGCATGCGCTCATTATATACTACACACGGACATAAAAAGTCAATTTTTCACATTAGTTCTCGCGGCACCAAGCATTTTCAATCCGTACAGGACCGCTATTTATCGTGAGTGACCTCAAAATCAAAACAAAAAATAAGAAAAGGTGAATATACGATGGTAAATATAGTGATAAAAAGTGAGAAATATTTCAAAGATAGTGAACCGATCAAAAATTTTTTTGAAAATGAAATAAAAAAAAATCCAGAAACTCTGTTATTAGATTCGTTAGAGAGAGTGATAATATCGGATGATTTTAGTAACGAGGTTAAGAAGATTCAAGTCGAATATTTAAAGTCTCCAAGTGGACATAGTGAGGGTGCGATTGCAATAGTTATTCATAAAATTGAAGGTGATAAAATTATACAAACTATCATTTTGAGTGAATATGTAATTGATAAATTACTTTCTGAGGATTTTTATCTAGATGCTTATCATACAATTCATCATGAATTATGCCATGTTCACGACGAGTATCAAAGGTTCGTGATGAATAAAATCAACGGAAGCAGGACGACTGAAATTAGCCAATTAGATGAATTGTTAATACAAATGTCGGGGGCGATTTGGTCAGAGTATATTGCAGTAATGCTATCGTTAAATAGTTTGTACATAATAGATAACAAAATTCATATGTTTGGAGGCGATTTTCACATTGAGTATTTACTTCGATTAATTGATTCAAGCTATAACGAGATCAAAAAAGCAAAAGAAATTTATATGGAAGATAATGACTTGTCAAATTTTTTCTTATTAGTACGACGAGAGACTTCGATTTTATTTAGAATTGCAGCTTCAACCATAGGATATACTGAAGGTCTTAGAAAAAATCAAACTATTGATTGTGATATTGCAGATAAATTAATAAGGGAAACATATTTTTATAGTAGTTGGGTGGAGTTAAAAAATTCTTTGGATTTACTTTTTTGTAAGTATCCCAATTGGAAAAGCAGTGATGATGTAATTGAGATAGGTAATGTATTAATGAAATATTGGAATGGATTTGATATTTACCCGTCAACAAACCCTGAAACAAACAATGTTTATATAGGAGTAAACCGCTAAAATACGGATTGATATCGGGCTATATAATGACGCAGTTTCTTATAACTTGATTGATGACAAATATCTTGACTAAAAAGTATCGCAACATTTATCCTTAAAGAATTAAAACGAGAAGAACAGCAGAAATGAAAAGCAAGCAGGTTCAAGCCTGCTCATTGATTTCACTAAGCCTTAATTCGATCATCTCGCGAAGTTCTTCAAGATCATCTTTGGTAGCTTTTTTTCTAATGAAACTTCGAGCCGCAGATCGAGCACGCAAGTAATTTGCGTGCTCTTTGTTATTATTGGCCCATTGCTTGTTGTACTTTTGTTGATTATATTTTTTGTCAGTCATCGACATCACCGCCTTTTTTAATGGATAGTATCAAGACGATGGCCATCAGAGCAAACTTGATATAATCAAGCGTGGATGGATTTGAAAAATCACCATCAAGAATGTTTAATACAACAAGGGCAACAATGATAATTGAAACCGAATATCTCATGACGCTTAGTGGACAATCATTACCAGACATGATATTATATAAGTGACCCCTCGAAAGAGGGGGAGGCGTTTACCGCCTCCGAGACTTGCGATTTGATTTTTTAGTTTTATCTTTTTTGAGTAGCTGTCGGGCTGTCAAAAGTAATACTATAATCTGTAGCAAGTCTTTTATTGTGTCTAAAACCTTATCAACGTCCACTGTTCACCTCCTTTCTATGATATAATTATAATACATGTATTATAAAATGTCAATACATTTCTAAAGAAAACTTTTAAATATGCTATAATAAATTGGCATCAGAATAACGGAGGGTACTATGTCAAGAATAGAGTCAATACAAGTTACAGATATGAAAAATATATGGGAAGAAAATGATAAAGCCATAAATGAAATAAGAGAAATTAACGACAAATTTTATAGAGAAAATGGACGCCAAAAAAAGGTGCTTACAAAAACCTATGGCTGTCAGATGTACTAAGTAAGCATGATTATAAACGCAAGAAAAATGGCCATTCTCATGACCACTCAAATCTATTTTCAATTCCATTATTAAATTT